GACGCTTCGCTGCGTTTCAGAATATAATCTGAAAGTGCGCGGTCAATTTTCCCTTTACTACGCGGATTATCCTGCGGCCGCCATGCAACGCTGTTGCACCCTAACGGGAAATCTGCCGCATGATATCTCCTTGTTTACCTAAGCGTGGCGCGGGATAGTTTCATATCAGTGGCGCAGGATAGTTTCATATCAGTGGCGCAGGATATGACGTCATTGTTCCATGAGCTTCTATCAGGGGTAATGCGGGGTTTACCCCGCGATCGATTAGAAACAAAAACCATGGAGGGTGTTGAAATTCAAAATCTATAAAAGGACAACTGCAAACGACAGCTTGTACTCTAAATAAAAATTTTAAATGCAAACAACACAATGTCTACAACACAACAAGCAAGATTCTGGCTCCTTACAATTCCTCAAGAGCAATTCACCCCATACTTGCCACCTGGAGTCAAGTACATGCGAGGCCAACTCGAACAAGGAGAAAACACCGGTTACCTACATTGGCAACTCGTTATACACACCACCAAACCGTCCAGATTGTCGTGGATTAAAAAGACGTTTGGTGAAGGAATGCATGGAGAGCCCACTCGCAGCGAAGATGCCGAAGAATACGTCTGGAAAGAAGAGACGCGTGTTGCCGGAACACGTTTTGAACTCGGGAAGAAATCACTCAAAAGGAATTGTGCCGCTGATTGGGACGAAATCTATGCCTTGGCAAAGTCTGGCGATTTTTCGAATATTCCAAAAGATGTTCTGATCAGATGTTACAACCAGTTCAAGTCCATAGCCAAAGATAACATGAAACCTGAAGCTGGCCTAAAGAAAGTAATTGTATACTGGGGACCAACTGGAACTGGTAAATCGCACGCTGCCTGGGAGGAAGCTGGATTGGACGCATTCCCAAAAGATCCTGCAACAAAATTCTGGGATGGATATCAAGGACATTCAAACGTTGTAATCGAAGAATTCAGAGGAGAAATCAATATCTCTCATATGTTGCGCTGGTTGGATAAATACCCTGTCTGTGTTGAAGCAAAGCATGGAGCTTGTGTCTTAAAAGCGAAAAATATTTGGATAACCAGCAATCTACATCCTAGTAGTTGGTACCCTAGTCTAGATGGTGTAACAGTGAATGCTTTGTTGAGAAGATTAGATATTAGGGAGAAAAATCAAGTTTATATTGAACCACAACAACCAACTACACCTGAACAAGCTGAGCAGTAGTAGTATGCTTTTTAATGTTAATAAAACAGCCTAATTTTGAATCTACTTCCCAAGCAATTACAATTGGAACTAAAGCATCCACATTGATCATTTTCTCAAAGGCGGAAAACCAATACTCACCCTTGTTGTGGAGACGATACAGCTGGAGTTCAAACCCCGCTCCCACCCTCTGAGCAAGGCTCAGCCACAAGTTAAGGCTGATCGTCCACTCGCCCTCAAGATTACTAGTCTTGATTTCTCCTGGGTTGAGATGGACTTTACCGACCTTCTTCACACCTTGAAATTGCGTGCCATCAGGAGGTTCCAGCAAGCTGCCAACATCCTCGATTCCCTCAATAACTCCGCTGAACTCATTAGCAATAAATGGCTTATAAGGCGCAATACGATTGCCCTTAATAATAGCACCATTTCCTTTACCGTTATAAGACTTACCATTCAACGGAATATTATCAACGTTGTCTGCGTCTTTATCGGTCTGATTCGTACTGCGATTCTGTAATTTCAGAGTGGATTTTGAGTAAAAATGAAGTTTACAAGATGTCAAGTCAAGACTATGAACATCGGACCAAGTAGGCACCCCTGCAGTGTCATAGTTTTGTGCCAAAACAATTCTCAACATCGAAAGTGCTGAAACTCCCGAGTTGAATTGACCTACAAAAAAGTCACGTAATGCATTACCTACAACACTAAATGTGTCACCTGCGGCAACAACAATATTAGTCGAGGACACAGTGGTAGTTGTTGCATTCCCATAATAATATAAACTGATGCGCTCAGGTAATTGATATGGAGTGGCCTCATCAAAATTGGTAACAGCATGGCCTGCAGATGTATACAAATGCTTGATTATTGCATAAGAAAGCATATACAATTCCTGCTGTTGCATCTTCGTAGAATGACCCAAATAACAGCAGTCAGCTGCACTGACTGTACCTGTATATTCTTGGGTCTTGAGGACTCCTTTTCTCATGTATTCAGCTGGCTTTTGGGTTTTAAAGCCTTTACTTCCTTTCGAAAATTTGCCTCCCGAAGTTGCATTGCCGTTAAATTTGGTTGAGGATCTACCACTTGCTCTTGAAGTAGCTGACATATTCATGGCCGACTTTGCTCCACTTTTTGAAGCTGGATTTGACTTGCCGCCTGACAAGTCAACATATAGCTTCTTCCCTTCGTTATACAAAGCCGCACCAGTGCGTACGGCAGCAGCAGCGTACTTAGCTTTAGACAGTACAGAGCTGCGCTGACTGCCGTTAATCCGTGTGACTCTTCTTCCGCTATTTGGAGGGGTTCTTGTTCCATGAAATGCGATTCTTCTTTGACGTGAAGAACCAGGCATTTAATATTTCTTTTCAAGAATGAAAGATTTGTACCAAAAAATTTCCTTTTATAGTAAAATATGGTACGTGGTACGCCGATCCGTAAGTAATACTACCTGTACCAGGTTATGGTGTATAACGGATGGCTTAGAGACGCTTCGCTGCGTTTCAGAATATAATCTGAAAGTGCGCGGTCAATTTTCCCTTTACTACGCGGATTATCCTGCGGCCGCCATGCAACGCTGTTGCACCCTAACGGGAAATCTGCCGCAT